CTCCCGCGCGACCTGAGTCGCCGGTAAAAATCCAAGACCTGACTTTAAATCTTCCACCAACTCCGCCAATCCGCCCTGCGCGCAGGCACGGCGTATGTCGAAATGACTAGCTGAATGCTCGTGCCCATCTGGTAAGCCGTGCGGCCGGGGTCGTTGGATTTGCCGAGGTGGTAGGTAGCGAAAGAATGCCGGAGCGAGTTTTCTGGAAATGTCTTCCAAGCCACCGCGCCCTCCCGCCGGAGCCGCTTCACGAGCGCGCGCCGCTCCTTGTAAAATTCCGCCTCCGTGCCGGCCACCAGAGGCCCGCGCTTTCCGTTGAAAAGTTTCATGCGCTTTTTCAACGGCTCCGTCATATCCACAAGGCGCTCGCGGTTGCCTTTCTTTTTCTGCTTCGCCACTTCTGGCCCGATATAAATTTGGCCCTTCTCCACATCCTCCCACCGAAGCCGCAAAATCTCCACCGTCCGCAAGCCCGCGAAGCCACCCAGCAAAATCGAAGCCCGCAGCGTGTCGCTCATCGCCTCGTCTGATAAAAGCGTCACCATTTCCTCGGGAGTCAGGATGTTTCTTTTCGGCGTCGAGTCAGGGCAAACCACCGCCCGCCACGGCGACTTGTCCAGCAGGTCGATCTTCACGCACCAATTAAAAAACATCCGCGCGTAGCGGTAGATCGTAGCCCGCGAAGTCGAGCACCCCTTGATCGTCTTGAACCACTCCAAGCACCGCACCGGCGTCACGCCCTTAAGCGGCCCGCTGAATCCCTCCGCGATCCACCGCGTCACCTTCTCCACTTTCTCGCGATGCGATTTCGAGTAGTCCGAAAACTGCCCGTTGAACATCGCCACCGCCCGAGCCACCGACACGCCCGTCGGCTCTTTCAGCGAATCCGTTCCCTGCTCTTTGAGCTGCTTCACCAACCTGCCGCCCTCGATGGTTGCCTGCGCCTCGTCAGAAAAAAAACGGCGAATTCTAGTCCCCGCTACCGCCGCAGGAATTTCCATTTTCCACGGCGTAGAGGGCCGCGCCGGGTAGAAGGAAACAAAGAATCGCGTTCCCTCGGACAAAAGTCGTGTTGCCATAGCAATTTCATCTGTTGCCCGTGTTGCCCGCGAAATCAACCTTTTAATGTCACAAGCGGTCAAAACGAGTCGAAACAATTCAGAAACGAAAAAGCCCGCAGAGGCTTTATTTATGCACCTCTGCGGGCTTTCGGTGAAGAGATTACCGGCGGTCGGGATCGAACCGACACTTCGTGAGAAACGCGATTTTGAGTCGCTTTATTGCTTTTGATTACCAACTACTTGCAACGCTGTTGCCCGCTGTTGCCCTGTTTCCTACCGGCCGATAAAAGTTCACATTGGCTCTGCGACCGTTGACCAGAATTTTGGCGGCTTTCTTTTCAAGGACGCCACGGCGCACGCCTTTGTCTGCGAGCTGTCTGCCCGCTTCGCCGTTGAGTTTCGACTTCTCGGAGATTTCGGCGTTGGTCATCCATCCGTCCTTTTTGAGTTCTATGGGGTCGCAGACTGCGACCTCCTCGAAGAAGGCGCTCCAGGCTTTTGTTATAGCGGGAGCAGCCACGGGTGGCCGGATTTTCTTTCGCATAGATTCACGGTGAGAGCGGTGTCGCAGTAGTGGCCGTAGGCGAAGCCTTGGGACCATGCAAGGGTTGCGCGGCGGGTGCTGGCGTATTCCATGTCGAATCGGGCGAGCATGCCGGTGCAGTGGCCTGTTGACCCATCGAGGGTGCGGGCGCGTTCGCTGCCGACTCGGTGCAAATGCGCCATCACGATATCGCTCCCAAAAGCCTCGGCGTGGTCGCGGATGGCTTGGACATTGAACATGTAGCCATGAAGGAATTTCGTTCCTCCGAGTTCGGCGTAGCTGCGGATGTGGTATGGGTAGAGGCGCGCTTTGAGTTTCTTGGCCGTCTGCTCGATGGCTTGGATAGTGAGCGTGCTGGCGTGCGCTGCGAGCGCATTTGGCGAGCCGGCGAGCTTGTAGAGTCGGGCTTCGTGGTTGCCGAAAAGGATGTGCTGTGGCCGGAGTTCGTGCAGGAAATCAATTCCTGCGCTAAGGTCATCGCTCACACTGGCAGCTCGGTCGCTTGAGTTCGGATCGCTGACGGCACCGGAGCGAAAGGCTGCGAGGTCGAGAAAATCGCCGAGGTGGAATGTGGTGTCGGGCTTCCATCGTTCCTTGAATGTCAGCACGGCCTTTCGTGCTTCTGGGTCGATTTGGTCTCCATGCGAGCACCCCACGGCCATCCATTTTTTCCATTTCTTGATTGGTGTCATGGGAGGTCGGGGATTTCGTTGTCTTTGCGGAGTTCCCACAAATAGGAGCGGACTTTTTCGAGGGTGGCGTCGCATCCTTTTTGGGTGACGCCTTCGTCGTCTCGCCATTCGCGGAATTCACCGCTGCCGTGTTTAAGGAATGACCGGATTTCGTTAAGGAGGTCGTCGAGTATTAAAACGGTATCCATTCCCTTGACCGCGCAGATGTGTTCGGTTCGCTCGTCGGGCAGGGTGAATTCGAGTGTGGCTTTCATTCGACTTCCTCCTCGTCGTCCTCTTCCTCGTAAGGGAAAAGGAATGAGTGGGCTTTTTCGCTGAGGCTTTCGACGGCGTAGTGGTTGCCCCAATGCGAATGCATGTGAAAGGTTTCGCCGCCGTCTTCCCATGAGGTGACGACGAGGCCGCAGTCGAAATGCTCGAGGAGGAGCGTGCGGACTTGCTCGAGGACTTTCTCCCGCTCCGGCGGAAGGGAGGCTTTGGCTTTGCGGCTCATGCGGCGCGGTTCAGTGCGGCGAGAAGGGCGGCGTGGGCGGCTGGGGAGCAATCGTCTTTGCGGCCGGGGGAGATGTCGGCGTGGCGGATGATGTTGGAAAGGGGAATGTGGTATTCGTCGAGTATCGGGAGGAGGTATTCCACGGCGCTCAGGATGGCGTCGTCGCTGAGGGGGACTTGGTAGGTGTCGCCTTCCCACGCGAGGCCGATGGCGAAGGAGTTGGCGTCTTTGCGGCCTTGCCACGAGGAGACTCCGGCGTGCCATGTGCGCTGGTTGGGGAGCGCGAGCACGGTGCGCTTGCCCGAGCGCGCGATGATGCAGTGGTAGGAAACTTTACTCACGGGGTCCATGCACCACGAGACCGAGCCAGCGTAAGCGCCGGAGGAGTGGTGGAGCACGATGTGCGTTGGTTTGATGACGCGGCCGGCCGAGACATTGGGTGTTTTCCGGTTGGTCTGCGGGTAGTAGCGGACGGGGGCAGATGCCGTCGGGGACGACGGCGTTCCTAGGGGTTTCGACTTCGCCGGTGCTGGCGCTGGCGCGGCGGGGGGCTGGGCCATGGGGAACATCCGGCGGAGGAAGTCGAAGAAGTTCATTTGTCTTTGAGGGTGCGGCTGGGGACTTCGGGGAGCTGGTAGGTGAAGCGGCCGTAGTCGGTCTCGAAACTGATGCCGACCGGCCCAAGGGCTGAGCACCCGGTGAGAAGTGCGAGGCCGAGGAAAAGGAAGGCCAGAAGGAAAAGGAAAAGCGCTGTGCGAGGCGCGTTCATTTCTCTTTTCGGAAAACCTCTACCAGGCCGATGATGGCCGCCACGCCTGCGGTGATGGCGTTGACCGCTTGCGGATCGAGGTTGATTCCTACGAGACCGAGGAGAATGGCCACGCCGCGAATGGTGCTTGGCTCTTTGAGCTTGGAGAAGAGTGCTTTCATCTCCTCTAGTCGGATGTCAAAGGGTCACGGGCGATTGGCGAGGATTTGCTCGATGCGCTTGGTGCGTTCGTCGATGCGGGCCAAAGTCTCGGCGCGGTCGGCGGCGGTGGCTTCGATCTTTTGCAGTCGCTGTTCCTGCTTTTCGTTTTCCACCTCCACTCGGGAGACTTTTTCGGGTAAAATCCACCACGCTTGAGAGGCTGAGAAGACGGTCGCCACCAGGGCGAGCGCGGCGATGAACTCGCCGACGCTCATTTTTAATCCTGGTCTGTTTCGGACAACTTCGGTGCTCATTAGCTTTGCGACTGAGCTAGAAGCGTTCCGACGATGTTCGTGGTCGCCACATTCGCCAATCTCTCGGTGTTTAGAGCGTCGGTTTTCGCTTTGATCGCGGTGATGTTGGCCGACGGGATGTCGCCTGTGGCTGCGGGTGACGCGGGCAGGTTGTCCGTCTTGGCCTTCACCGCATCGATCTTGGTCGATTCGCTTGCGGCCATGCGGCTGGAGATTGCGGCGTCCAGCTTCGTGGAGTTCGCGTCGATCTCCTGCCGGATTTCAACTGCTGTCGGTCCGCTGGCGCTGGTGAGCGTGCGGGTGGCATGACTCCAGATGTCGCTAGGCGTGACCGAGGCGGGCGCGTTGGTGAGGGTTGTGACCGTTGCCAGAGTCCCATTTGGCGCGAGGCGGCTGGAGACCGTGGTGTCGAGGTTCGACAATACAGCGAGTTGAGAATCGAGGTTAGCCGATCCGAGACCGAGCGCGGCGCGGAGGTTGTCGGCGGTGAGCGCTGCTGTTCCAACCGTGTCGTCTGTGGCGACACCGACCGCCACTTGACTCGGCAATGGCACTGCGAGTGAGCCTGTCATTCCGCTGTAGGTGACTCCGCTGCGGACATCGTTGGTCGCTGGGCCGAGGCCGGTGTTGTCGGCGGTAAACATATCGACAAAGGTGCCCGTTCCGTTGAGCGCGTAGCGGGTGCGTGCAGCGGTCGGGGTGGTTAGCAAAATAATGGCGGAGGCGTTGACCGCCAACCTTCCGTTGGATGCGGAATTGAACGACCCAGAAACGCGAGGCGTGGCGCTTGTGCTGTTGACCGCGTTCGCGGATAGCGATGCTGTGCAGTCGCCCGTGATAGTAAGCGTTCCGCTGGAAGCATTGTTTACGCCAGCCAATGCCGTGCCGGTGACATTGCCGATAATGGTGACTTGGCCGGTGGAAGTATTGTTTACACCAAAATTATTAGTAGCAACCCCACCTGTCACATTGCCGGTGATGTTGAGCGTGCCGATGGCGTTTTGTGCGCCAAAGGAGTTGCCGGATACTTGCCCGCCAGTCACGCTGCCTGTAATTGTAATAGTACCGGTAGAGGCGTTGTTTACAGCGCCGGAGCTTGTACTATTCCCACCTGTCACATTGCCGGTGATGTTGAGCGTGCCGGTTCCGGTGCTGTTTATTCCGTAGGTGCTATTTGCTACCCCGCTACCTATGACATTGCCAACAATATAAGCCACGGCAGGCGAGGCAGCAGAAAAAACTAAGAGGTGAATCCCTCCGCCGCCTTTTGGGGTAACATTTGCCGTGAGCGTAACTCCAGAATTTAAAACATAAATGCCCGTTCCTGCGTTGGAAATTTCGGTGCAAGACGCATTGGCAGTGATGGTGATCGTGTGACCCGTTGAGGCCCGAGCCTCGTCGCCTGTGGTAGGCACAACGCCGCCAACCCAAGTTGCGCCAGCGTTAAAATTGCCGCTGGCAGCAGAAAGTATGAGTGCCATAAATTAGAGTCCTTTCGCTTGGATGTAAACTTGGAGTGCGGATTGGATCGCGGCCACGGCTTGCTGTGTGGCGGCGTCTGAACCAGCGAGTGAGCCGAGCGCAATGCCGATGGCAGCTTCGTCTGCCGTGAGAACCTCGCCGTTCTCGATGCGGGTCGGCACAAGGCGCATGGCGACATTAGCGTCACTCGATCCATCGCTCAGATACCGGCCCGTTATGGCCAAGTTGAGCGAGTATTTGTCGTGGGATTTTCCGTTGATTTCGATGGGTGAGCTTGCGTTCATGGTGTTTGGTTTTTGGTTTAAGAAAATTGAAGTGAGCTGCGAGAATTCCACGAGCCTGTTGCCGAGGCTTCGGTGGAGGAATTGCCGTCTGCGGAAAATTGGGTGCGGGAGATTTCCCAGTCTGCGGCGTCGTAGATCGAGCCGGTGGACGGCACATCCGAATACAGGAGATATCCGAGGTAGGTGGTGTCGCCGTTGCTGTCGAAAACGAAGACGCGGTCGGGGGCTTCGCCTGCGCCTGCGAGTTTGTAGATTTCGCCTGTGGCCGGGTTGCGGCTGTAGAGGCGGCGGTCGGCGTGGTTGATGGCGATCTCGCCGAGGGCGAGAGTGGGCGGAACTGCTCCGCTTTGGACCGACTTTTTCGGGATGATGGTTGGATTTGGCATGGGCCGGATTTATTCAGCGGATTTTTTAGGCTCCCCCGCTTGGCGAGGCGGCATGGGCCGCCCCGCCGGGGAGTGGGTTGGATCAATAAACTCCGCCGTCGATGGTCGTCTCGAGCGCGCTGATGCGGGTCTCGTGGTCGGCCACATCGGCCTCGACTGCGTCGAGTCGGCTGTCGGCGCTGGCTCCTTCGAGTGCAGTGATTCGATTCGACAGCGAAGTGTCGGCTGTGGCGCGTGTGCTGGCCTCGGAATCGATGTTGCCTTGGAGGGTCGTGTCGTTTGCCGAGCGAGTCGTGGCTTCCGAAGAAATCGCGCTCTGACGAGCGGAGGTTTCGGCGGCGAGGTCGGTGCCGAGGTCAACGATGTCCTGCTCTGAGGCAGAGACACGAGTGGTCAGCGCGGTGGCTGCCGAAACGACGCCATCGATGCGCAGTCCCAACGCTGTGTCGTCGGCGCCACGAGTGCTGATCTCGGAGGCGAGAGCGGCGTTGTTGCTGGTCACATAACCGGCAAACGCAGAGTCGTTGGTCGTGTCGACGCTGTTGATGAGGGTGACGATTTCCGCGAAGCTGTCTTTGTCAGCCTGGGAAGCGGAGAGGATCGCATCAACGCGATTTTTCTCGGTCGTGATTTTGCCGTCGAGAACGGAATCGGCTGAGGAGCGCGCGGAGGCTTCCGAGGTGATCGCGGCGGCGCGGTCGCTGATCTCAGTTGCGAGGTTCGCGGCGATGACGCCTTCGGCTGCGGTGGCGCGGCTGATTTCGCTGTTGAGGTTCGAGGTCAGGGTCGAGTCGGCCGAGCTGCGGAGCGAGGCTTCGGCTGCGACTGCATCGTTGACGAAGGTCTTTTTCGCAAAGACATGCTCGCCGCCGATTGGCAGGACGCCTTCGGCTGTGCCGATGAAGAAGGATTTGTTTGTTGTGTCGAACGCGATTTCGCCGACTTGAAGCGAGACCGGCGTGCCGGAACCGCGTTTGATTTTGAGGATGGGATTAGCCATGGCTTTTTAGGTGGTGGTTGTTTGGGTTGGTTTCGTTTGGGGGTGAATTGTCAAAAAGCTCCGGCATCGATGATGGGAATCATGAGGGCGTAGGCGGCTGCGGCGGGCGACCATCGGTAGGGCATTCCCTCGTCGAGAGCCATGTAGAGGCGGTCGGGTTTGCCGATGCTCGGGAAACTGGAACGCGATGGGTATTCCACGATGACGGCGGGGAGCGTGAGGTCGAAGGACGACAGGTCCAGCGTCTGGGTGATGTTGCTCTCGGTGATTGTCGTCATTGGAAGGAGAGGCTTTCCCGGTTCGCCCACGAGCCGGTGGCTGAGGCGGTGGCGAGCACGCGGCCGGCGGCGCTCAGCGTGGTGCGTTTGATTGTCCAAGATGTGGCGGTCTCGGGCAGAGCTGGCGCGGCGGGGCGGTTGGCGTTGAGGAGTCGGCCGCTGTAGGTCGTGAGGCCGTCGAGGCTGGAGTCGAAGGCGAAGAGGTAGAGGGTCGGATCGATGGGCGGCTGAACGGTGCGAAGGCCGAGGGCGGTGGCGGCGATCTGCGTGCCTGCGGCGGGCGGGGCGTCGAAGGTGATCGTTCCCGAGGCTTCGCTGACGGTGTAGTCGCTCGTCGGCGCTTGCGTCACGCCATTGAGGGCGACGAGGACGGACTCGGGGTCGTTGCTGACGAGGCCATCGATGGGGAAGGTGACGCTGGTGCCGTCGCCATAGCGGATCGTGGAGTTGATCGAGAGGCCGGGGGCTGATGCGATGATGTAGCTGGAAAGGCCGGTGATCTCGCTGGCGGCGTGGGTGTGGATCGCGTCGGCTTTGGAGAGATCGACCCACAATTTGAAAGCTGGTGAGGCGGCGGGGTCGAAGGCGGCCCAGTAGCTCGAGCCGGGGGGATATCCGGGGTTCGGCTCGCCGATGCGGACATAGAGCGCGCCGTTGAAAGATACGACTTGTCCGGGGTAGTAGTCGGCCCCGTTGTCGTAGGTGCCACGGTAGTCGACGGGCTCGGGCTGGAGGGCGGTGTCGGCGAGAGCGCCTTGGGCGGCGGTGGCTTTGCCTGCGAGGGCGTCGGTGAGGCCGGTGACTTCCGCGATGGTGTGGTTGTGCGCGGAGGGGGCGAAGGTGGAGGGCTTGCCAGTGAGGGATGACCAATCGACGGGAGGCGAGACGGCGACGACTGCGCTGGCGAAGTCGGTGATGTCGGCGGCCGTGTGGGTGTGCGTGTCGAGCTGGGTTTGGAGCGTCCCGATGCTGGCGGCGGCTTCGGCGATGCTGTCGAGCGCGGCTGGGTCGAGGTTCGCGGTGAGATAATTTATTCGGTCATCCAGTGCGGCATCCGCGTCGGAAAGGGCGGCGAGGTCGGCATCGAGGCCGGTGATCTCGCTCTTGAGGTGCGTGTGGGCTTCTGGTGGGAAGACCGAGGGTTTGCCGGTGATCGAGTCCCAATCCGTAGCAAGCGGCGTGATGACGCCGTTGGAATCAATGGTGGCGAAGTCGCCATTGGGGAGGAGGTAGAGGCGGCGGCCGTGGTCGGGCTTTTGCGGAGCCTGCGGGTCGATCCCGAAATTGATGAAGCGGACGAGTTGCTGGCTCATGGCGTGGGTGCTGGCATGAAGCCGATGCCGGCGGAAGAGTTGAACGCGGCGATGGTTTGAACGGTCCGGAGCGGTGTCATCCAAGCGTCGTTGTCGGTTCCTGCTTCGGCTTGGGCTTGGGTGGCTTTGCCATCTGGAACCGCTTGTGGCGTTCCCTCTGTGCCGGTGATGACGGCGTTCTGGAGTTCCGCCGCGAGGGTGGCCGTGCGGTGGGCGGTGCCGGGCGCGCCCCACTTGATTTCGAGGAGGGCGCTGACGGTGGCGGGGTTGGAAGAGAACGCGGCCTCGACCGGCAATGTATTTAGATCAAGTGTGGTCTGACCGGGGGCCGCGTAAGCTAGGAAATTGGCATCGGAGAATTTGGCCTTGAGACCGACGGCGGCGGTGGTGCCTGCGGGGGGCGTGGCGGTTGCGCCGTTCTCCACATAGATGACCTCGATGGGGAGCGTGTCGCGGCGCTTGAGGACGAGGCGGTCGAGCGCGACATTGCTCGCGGCGCTTTTCACGAAGCGCCGGTTTTTGATGTCTAGGAAAAGTTTCATGCCGCTACTGCGGCACGGGCTGTCAAATCGGGCTTGGGGAGTGGGTCGGAGGATTTTTCACCACGGA